TGGCATCAGACTTTTAAGTTTTGAGCACCAGGTTGTCTTGAAGCTCTATCTAATACCTCATTCCAACCAGGTTTTGCTTTAACTAACTTATCTTTCCACTCTCCAACTTCACCTACACCAGGACATGTACTTGGATCAGAAAAATCTCTACTCCAATCTGGGTTATCTTCTTTCCATTGATCCCAATCATGAACACTCATTACAACTTCTTTAGTTTCACCAGTGTCTTTATTTTTAACAGGATATGTTGCCATAATAATAACGTATTGTAAAAATATTTAGACCCATTCAAGGGCTTCTGAAACTGCAGGGAACTGTTCGGTAAACACTTTCCTACATTCTTCTGCAATTACCATATGCTCCTTCTGAGTTCCGTGTGCAGACCTTAAATTTATATAATGAATCCAAGAACGACATGAACCAGTCATATAGATTCTAGTAGGAGTACAGAGTGGTAGTACCATTCTAGCACACTCTTTAGCAACACCATCCTCTAACATCTGATTGTAAAGTGCTTTAGCAGAACTAAAGAGGGTAATCATCTGACGATTAAGGGAATCAACCATCTTAGAATCTAAATCATCAGTAGAATTCTGACGATTCTTTGTATCTTGTCTTCTAAGTTCTGGCAATTCTATATCACCAAGTGCTGTACTAGCAGCATACCTTTGAGAGAACTCTTGGAAAGTAAAAGATCTATGACGTAATATCTGTGCAGCAATAGCACGGGTAGTCTCTATCTCAAGAGTCATAGAAGATTGTTCAAACACACTCCAATGATTATGTTTGATACAATACTTCAGTAGTCCTGCATACTTTTCGTTATCCTGATTAGATGGATTAGAGACACGGGCAATATAACCCATTGTCTTTTCTGCATCAGGAGTGATGCTTACAAGTTTTACAGTCATTTTTTACCAAATCCTTTTGATGTTTTTGATTCTATACGAGTAAGTTCTTCTTTAAGAATTCTCAACTGTGCTTTCATATCCTTAAGTTGTTCATCAGTATAAAGATGATCTTGCTTAATCAATCTCTCAAGCATTTTCATTAATCTTTTCGACCTATTAGTCGGGGTAGCCATCGTCATCGTCGTATAGTTCGTCATAATCGGTAGGTGGTTCAAATGCCTTTGAATTCTTGTATGCATCAACATCAGAATATACTTCTGCTTTAAGTGCATCAACTAATAGTTCCATATTACGGACTATCAACTTTAATTTGTCCCTTTCCATAACAATTAGACTTTCTATTATTTTACACAAAAAAAGAGCACCTGTCAATAGGTGCTCTTTATATTTAAGTTTTCTTTAACTTAACTGCAAGGGATTGCCTTGCTTCTAACCTTAAGACCACGATACATAAGATCATGTCTCTGGGTTTGAGTATGCTCGTTGATGAGCATCTTTCTGTACTCTTCAGTGTCGTACTCGACACCACGGTAAGTAACTTTTGCCATTGGCTTTACCTAAAGGTAGGGTGGATAAGACCCCGTTCCTTCAGTCGGCTTTTGCGTCCTCAAAGCATCCCTTCTCAGTACTCTGTGCCACAATCTGAATAAGTTCAGATTTAGGAGTTTCAGTATGCTGACGGTATATCTGTTCGACAAGACCAGTAGCATAATCACATGGTAAAAGACTGATGAGAAGTAGTTCCATGAGGATGAACGATTCCGTTCCGAGTCGGCTTACTTGCGACCTCTTATGAGGTTGAACGTTGTGTTAATACTAACACATTTCAATTATTTAGTCAAGTAGCAAGTAGTTTTGTAAAGTTTTAATATTATTTACGTTTTTTTCCTTTGGGTTTAGGTGATTGATAACCCCAGAGATATGGTTTAATAGTTCCATTACCATAATCAATGCTCTTTAGACCATCCTTAAACTTATCCCAATACATATCGAACAAAGATATTTTAGTACCTCTTGTAAGATCAAAGTGAATTTTATCTTCGTACATATATTTTATAATATATGCATCAGTAGGTGCATTTTTAGTAGCAACATTTTCAAATGATCCATCTTCAACAACTATAACACATCCATAATTAGATCCAAGTTTTTCCCTTTCTTCTTTAGACCAAATAGGTACTTTCTTTTCTGGTTTCTTTAACTGTGTCTCTGTGGTCATGCTTTATCTCTCCACACAATATCTGGATATGCTTCTTCTACAACATCTCTTGTAATCTTATATCTATCAGATAAGTTACCATCTTTAACAAGAACAATAATTTCTGCTTCTAATGGATGAAGTCCTTGAAGTATATTAATAAACATAGACTCTCTACGCATATTATTCATACCGTCATTACCACCTTTTACAAAGTGATAAAAATTCTTACACTCTCTTCTTATAGTTGTTCTACCTTGAGTATCTGATACACCCATAGAGAATGAACCAGTCTCATGCATAGCACGGATATCTTCTTTCATTTTAGTTGAAAGAGTTCCACTATAAGTATTTTGTTCATCATATGATTGATATGGTACATCCCCATCTGGTAAAGCAGATTCGATTGTAGTATCAAAATTCCATAAGAATAATGTTCTTAGATGAAACTCATCATACTTCTTCAGAACCTCAACTTTCTTTACCTTACTCTTTTGTTTTGATACTAAATCAAGTACCTCAAATACAAAAGGTTTCTTAGGTAACTGGGGTATTGCAGTAGTCTTTACAACTCTTGGTTTTGATTTTCTAGTAGTCGTCGTCTTCGATTTCGTTGTCATAATTGTTTTCAAATCTAAATGCTACAATGTTATCTGGAACTAAATTACCTAGTTCGTCAAACATCTCAGGATGTGGGCGTGGTATCTCTCGATAATTCATCATATAGTCCCTTGCTACCCATCCTATTAATCCTCCAACAAAAAAGAATAATAAAGATATTGGTAATACTAAAACTAAAATTGTGTCGAGAGTCATACTTCTATTTCCTATGGTAATGGTTTTACTGGTTGGTTTTTTATTACCTCCTTTTAGTATGAACTCAACCCCACGATTGATATGTTCTTTGGTTTTATTTATAGTTGTCATTCAAGTATATAACAAAATATATGATTTGTCAATTAGACAATACTTTTTTCTTTGAGATATTTAACAGTATCAGTACATCCACCAAGATTATCTCCATTTAAAACCACTTGAGGGAATGTAGAACCTTCACCAAACTGTCCGTAGAAACCATCCTTAGTAAAATGTTCATCAAGTTTATAGATAACATGACTCAATTTTGCTAGCTTCATCACCTCTTGAATTTTTTCGCAGTATGGGCAACCGTCTTTACTATAAATGGTAAAATTCTGCATTGTTTAACTTAAAAAAATTATTTAGATGTGTAGTATATCATACATTAATCAAAGAAGAAAATTTGAAATAGTCTAGAGTCTTCTTTGTTGGTTCCAAAATATTGTGATGCTGCATGTATATGTTGTGCATCAAAAATGAATAGTCTATTGAATACATTACCAATAGAATCTACCAACTCAAACTTAGTTCCATCATAGAATCCACCATCAAAAGCACCTTCATAATTTGAATCACTAGTCCTCATAGCACCATTCTTAGTAGCATAGAGAGATGTTCCACAACTATATGCTGGATTGGGATGTAGATATATCATTGCTGCCCATGTCTGTCCATCATTATGATACACAATAGGATCTTCAGGAACACAATACTGGAACCTACCATTCATACCATGTGATTCCCATTCACGTATCTTGATACCCATGATACGTTCAAATGCTTCCTTCGTTCCTGGGACATAGAACTGTTCTTCAGTACGTCTTCCTTTATAGTATCGTAAGTCCTCTTTAAACTCTTGCTTCAATGCAAAGTCTCTAACAGCATAAGGATCTGAATAGAAATTATCAACTACCCATACAGTTTTCTGTGCTGCTCTATTGATTGATGTTACTGGTATAAATTTCATGTGTTTTCACATGCTACTTTATGTAAAAACTCTGGATACTTTCCAGAATCAATATAAAAATTAGTATTAATTAAGAAAAAATATTCTGGAAAAGGCAATTTTCTATTTGGATCTACCAATCTTTCAGTTTGTATCTTCATAGATTCAAAGTCTCCCATCTGCCTAAAGCATTCAGCAAGTCCAACAATGTGTTCGTTTCTAACTGGGCAAAACTCTTCTGCCCTAATACAACAATCCATTGCCTTCTCATAATCACCAAGGTATCTATAGAGTTCCTGAAGAAGATAATATGTATAATAACTCATCTCATTAGTACCTGCGTAATTAGTATATGCTAACCACTCTTTAAAATAAAATATAGATCTTCTAGCATATTCAATTGAATGATTCCTTCCTAAAGGATAAAAATCTGCAGCAAAACAATCATAATAACTCTTACCAATATACCAAAAATGATATGTATCAGTTAATAAATCACCCTCACGTATATGTTTCTCCTCTAATTTTAATGCATCAGAAAGATACTTAGTAGGAACAGTATATGATTCACCATCAAAAGTACCTATTTGTCTAAAACTTTTTGGTAGATCATACTTCTGAAATTCTTCACCAACTCCTGGTAGATCACAGACAATACATTCATGTGCTAAGTCATGTTTAAAATGCCAAGGTAATCTTGCATTCCACATCCATGCACGATAATAAACACA